CATAGACAATTAGTTTTTTATTATCAGTAGAAAAATAAATCGAATATGATATTAAGTCTACTGGATTCTTTATTTTTGTAGTGTATTCCCTGCGTATACTATCTTGAAGCGTGGTATCTTCAATAAAAGTGTTTGAATTTGAATTATAGGTGTAGACACTTACAAATGTAGTGTTGGTGGTTGATGCGGCAGAGATTTTTGTTCCATCATAATTCATAGTAATCTGATAAATGTAATTCGGTGTCGTGATTTCAAAATCAGAGGTAATTGTCGTGGGAGTTGCGGTATTCGTGTTTGCGATACCCCAATTATCGACACCCATTCTTTTTCGATATACATAGATTCTCTTGGGAGCGTTAGTTTGATTTATACCTGGTGTAAGCGCAAGTGTATTTCCGTCTCCAGAAAACGCTATACTGATTGGGGAAGTATTTGAATTGTTAAATGTATTTGAATTATCAAAAGTAGTGGTTGTACTGTTTAAATAACCGAGAATTATTGTTTGAACTGGGGTAATTGTTGTGTTTTCGAGCTTATAGATTTGAACAAAATTTCTTGTTCTTATTGTTGTATTATTGTACAAAACTGTACCGTTCATAAGGATAGCCATATATCTGCCATCGGCAGTATAGGAGCGTGTGCCGTCTATGAGTAGATAACGATGACGATCATTATGGCTGCTAATAGAAATAAAAAGTCCATTATATGTAGTGATACGCAGAAATCCAGATGTTGATATTGGTGGAGGTGGAAGGCGTATGAGGGAAATATTTTGGTCAATAGTTGTACGGCTGGTATAGTTTGACTCAGTAAAATAAAGAGTTGCATTAGAGGAAGGTCCTGAACTATCTATAAATACAAGCCGACCATCAGGAGTTGTTTCAATGAGACGATAAGGGGACACCATGGATGGCTGATTTGTGGAAAAATTCAGAGTTGATGAAATTCCATTATTGAATGAGACTGAGGTATAATCGGTAAAATAGCATTCATTGGAAGTGGTTGTAATACCATTTTTTGTTACACGAACCTGTATTACACCATAGTTTCCGCTTTCAACAGAATTATATGTATTTTCATTTGTCGTCTTGCCTGTTAAATTATGGGTCGTCGCTACATATGTTATATCAACATTTGGTAAGCGAAACCATTGATATGTGGCCCCAGAAATGGGTGGAATAGACAATGATGCCGACTCTCCCACTGCACGCTGATAATTTTCTGGTAGCCTGACTACTACATCGACACGAGTTGTGCCTGAAAAATAGGTCTGTCCATTGTATGTAAATTGAAGCTTATAATCACCATCATCTGAGGCAGATGCAGAGGATACACTATAGGAAGTGCTTGTTGCTCCGCTAATTGGAGATTCTCCCTTAAACCACTGATAGGTCGCCCCAACTAAAATATTCAAGCTTGCATCTGTTTGAATTGTAAAAGGCTGGCCTTCCGCTGGCAAGTATTGTGGCTGTGAAATAATACGGTCAAGACGAACAACGGTCGCGGAAGTGAGGTCATAGGAGAAAGTTCCGTAGTTTGCGTCCGTATATTCAACAGTGGGAATAACAGTGGTAATCATACTATTCCGTAAACTGAGTGATGGTGTCGCAGTTGTACCAACAACCGTACTAGATGCATCAAAATACCACTTATAGTTCAAACCTGTGGCCGCGCCATCTGAGGCGGTATGGGAAAGAGCCGTGGTTGTACCTGTAGAGGAAAATACAAATGAATCCCCTACAGTTGACTTCACCTTCTTAATTTGAGTATTAATAGAACCAAACACTGCGGAAGTAATCTGGTAGCGTACATTATAGGTGGTATGATGTGTAATATTCGCAATGTCGGTGATTTCGGTTGCGCCAGCGTCGGCACTTGTGAAAATTCTTATAGTGTTTGTCAGGAAGAGCTGTTTCAGAGATTCATCAATATTTTGCTGGAGGGTCTTGTCTTCAAAGAAAATCACCTGAGAAATGGCCGGCGGCTGCGTGGGTAGCGCGGAAATAATAGAGGAGCCCCACTTATTCAGAAGATAGTCGTTCACCTTGCGCAAGTCATCGGCCGTCTTGTATTCATTATAGAAGATGATTTCGGCAATGGAACCTTTAAATCCATCAATTGTAAAACTGTTTACTGCTGTTGTAGGTGAACTATTTACATTTTCATTATAAATTGTTGGTGTACCACTTAATGCGGAAGTGGTATATACTTGCAATCTTGAACCAGTAGGTGTTTCTGTTGTATAAGTAAAATCACTACGAGTATAATCACCGATAAAAGCTCTATTCCCAGGTAGTATAAAGTCTGCAGGTTCTATAACATTATTAGATATATCATAAGAACCTATGTTAATACCATTTATATAATACTGTGATTTTGATATTATAGCGTTTGAATTTATATTATTAAAAACAATTGTATATATTATCCAATCATTATTTAAAATATCAAAATTACGAACATTAGTTGAAGTATTATTTCGTGAAACAATTAAATTATTATTTAAATTTCCAAAAGATGATTGTGAAGTTCCAGTTATTACGCCATTTGTATTAGTATTTGTATTAAAAATATAAGCACTATTATTTGAATTTTTTCGTAATAAATATGTTGCAGAATATGTAAAAGTAGTATTTCTTGGTTTTGTAAATAATGATGTTTGATTTAAATTAGAAAATCTCATCATTGCATTATTAAATGAAACAACATTTTTTGTATTTAAAGTAGATATTGTAATTTCATTGTTAAATTGTGTTAAAGCTGTATCTGTTGCTTCAACATTATTAATTCTTGAATAGCGTCGTGTAGTTGTAGCTGTTCTACTATATACTCTTCTCTGTCCTGTTAATTGTACAAATCCAGTGAGTGTATTTGCGCTAATAAAACCTGATGGATTTAAAGGAGCATAAATAGATGTTTCAACATTAGGTAAATTAAAATCAGTTTTACTAACAGGTGCTAAATTTGGTCTAGTTGTGCCAAATGTTGTACGTGCATTCCACTGTGTCACTCTTCCAGACGTCAGTGTAATATTTGCGGCCGAGTCCGCATCAAACCAGATTGTCAGCCCTGAGAGGTCAGTAGGGTTCGTAATGGTTGACATTCCCCCACTTATTATACTACAGGCCGACATAATCTATTATCCCACCAGTCGGGCTTTATATACATGTTTCTTTGAGAACAAGTATATAAAATTAAGGGACGCTCTTATGTGGAATCTAATCGGAATTTTACAACACATTGACACCTATAGTGCGTTCCGTGGGTTTACACAATAGGAGTGTGTTTTATTGAGAATCTTCTTGATCTTCTGCCATTTCATTATTTTTCTCCTTCTTTTTCTTTGGCAGCGCTTTCGGTTGTACCGCCGTATAATGCGCCAGGCGTTCTAGGAGATCTGGATAGGCATCAAGCCATTCTTTGAGTGACGCTGCGTAGGCCTGTGCCTGGGCGAGTTTCTCCAGAATCGGCACAGCGGCGGCCTTGGAGGAGGCGTAAATAGGTTGTACTCTAGCGTCTGAAACCAGGCCCGCCGCGACGGCGAGCTGTAGGGGATGTTGCTCAATACGGAAGAACTCGCGATACCGCGGCTTCTCTGGACTGAAGGGATAACATTTTTCATGATAGTAGGAGACATAACGGGGCAGGTCCGTCTGGACGATGCCAGGGGGGAGCGGCTTCGCATCCTGTTTACGCACCGCGGGTTTCGGTCGGCGACGGTTCAGCTGGGTCTGCGAGGCATAACCCAAGTTGGAGCGACGGCAATCCGCGTGGTCGCCATTAATGTGAATGACGGCGCGATGTTCCTCTGGGCTGAGGTCCAGAAGTGCGCGATGGAGAAGGTGGGTTCGGCCGTCGTAATGTGCGGCGGCGTAGCCATTGGATGTGAAAAACCAGGACGGTTTATGTTCGGCCCCAGGGAGTTCAAGATCAGCATCCACTATAATGTATGCCCCTGGGTTTGCGTAGAGAAGTGTACATGGCATGTTGGTGGATTCGTCGTAGGCGGCGTAGGCCGGATTGGCAGCCGAGGTTTGGGCAACCGACTCCACTCGGAAACCAGCGGGAGGAGGACTCGGCAATTCCATGAGTTCTATACTACATTTCGTAAAGAGGATGGACCTTAGACCCGCAGGGTTGGGGGGCGGATCATTGTTTGAATCCATACGAACGGTCCAAGTCTAAGAATTGGATTTTGGGGATGGAATGTTTATAAATAACACGAGTCTCCGCGATTTCAGAACCGTCATCAGAGTAAGTATGTTCAATTGTTTTGATTTTATGTTTAAGTTCAAATGGTATATTACGTAATTCAGTATCCGTAAAATAATCTATAAACTCTCCAAAGTCATCGGATTCAATATTACACTCCGTTATTTCAGATGTAATTGGAACAATAATATCTCGTAAAAATATTTTATAGTCATTATATAAGTTTCCCTTATGTGTATGTACTTTCTTAGAAATTTGACAATGAAAGATATCACCGCTTATGTCATATTTATAAAAATATTCATTTATATTTAGGCGAATCCAAATATCTATAAGGTCTTTATAAGATTTAGAAAGTGTAGAATATTTTTTCGCCAATTCGCCATGTTCATCACAAATTTCTTTATTTATTTCTTCTATTATATTTTTATCTTCTTCATCAGATACATCCGTAGAATCATATAGCCCATCTTCATTAATTTTAAAAGCGTAATAATAATGATGCTCTGTTTTTTTAAGAAATTCTTGTTCTATAAATAGTATATATTCTGGTAATACTTTACATGTAAATGTAAGAATATAATGCCAGCCCATTTTTACAATAATTCTAAATAATTATTTAGACCTAAAATCCCTATAGTGCTTATCATATGATACCTCCTAAAGCCATCTCACAGCCTACACTATAGGGAATCATGCCTTATAATTCGGTGGATGATGGTGATGTTTTTGTCATGGAGGTGAATGCGACATACATTTATCGACTGTTGCGCGAACATGGGGGATTGACATTCGTTTTTAAGGATGTGGCGGCGGCGGAACGATGGGCGGCGCACATGGAAGAGCGGGTTGTGTGGTACTTTCGGCTCCAGAGCGACTTGACGATTCCTGCGCCTGAGGCGAAAAAGGAACTGGATGCCGCGGGTTCGTTCTACAACATGTGTCGCGTGGAAACGTTGGCGTATTTTCTGGAACATCCTGAGGACTTGGATGCTAGTATAGGGATGACAGAGAGTACAAAGAAAAATCGGGCGTTGTTTGGATAAGGCACGGATGTGCCGACTCGTAAGGCACGTAAGGCACCGCCTAAACTTCCATTTTCTTTTTCTAGGAAAGAGGAAATGGACGCACGAAACAAAGTTGTTTCAGACATTGGAGACTTGTTGTGGAATGAGGATACGAAATCGTTGGCAGTAAGCTACACGGTGCTAAAAATTCTTACGGAATACATTGAAGCCGAGCCGGCGGTGGAAAAAGAGAAGTTGTTAAGTCTGCTCCGCAACATTACATCCAACATCCAAATGATACATGGGTATAGACATACATAGGGGGTGGCTGTGGGGAGGCACTGTAGGGATTATGGTGCTGGTCGTGTGAGGATTTTTTCTTTATTAGAAACAATACGACTGCATCTTTCAAGAAATTCATCCACTGTTTGGTCCAATTTCATAATATTACACATTTCACAACATGGCACACAATTCTCTACAGTGTAGCCCTTGGTATTATCAAAACGGTCAATCCCATTGACTTCATCCTCCACTTTATGGTTGCAATAATAGCATGGCTTCATAATAAGTTCGTGAAATTGCTCGTATGTAAGCATCATATCATATGCGCGCTTTGTTGCTCCACGAACATATTCGCCATAATAACGCTGAGGATTGCAAAAGTTTCTATTCTTATAGTTTCGTTCACGGTCGCCACGGTTTTTATCAGCAGTTTTCTGACGTTCATTACATCCAATACATCGCATAGAAATATTATTATGTTCAGTTATCCATTTATCATAATCTTTTCCACAATCTACACAAATATTCTTTTCTGTAGTGTTATCAACTGTTGTTGCCTTATGGAGTGCTTTACGTTCATGGAATACCTTTCGTTCATAAATGCGGTCTTTTTCCAGGCAGTCTTCACATCTTTGCTTTCCTGTTTCCACTATAGTGAAACATCCACGGTCAATATCACAATATACAATACCTTTTTCTTTCTGTTCGTCATAATAAACTTGACGCTGATGTTTTCCACAATAAGGGCTTCCTTCTACTGCTTCATATGTACATGGAATCCCTTTTTCCTCTCCTTGTTGAATAACTGCCTTACAAATATTTAGTTTAGCACGTTCCTTTGCTTTCTTTTTCAGACATCCTTCACAGTACTTTTCAGTCGAATTAACCGATAAGTAAATATTACAACGATGTGTCGTACATTTTGTCCGGCCCTTGTTTTCTTCTTTTAGAGCCTGTTTCTGGTGTTTCAGACAATACCCATTCTCTTGGCCTGGACGGTCGCAGGTCTTGCCCTTATTTGCACCTTGCTCTAGGATTGCCTTACACATTCTCCTATTGTTTTTACACTATAGGGGTCGGTTGCTTTCAATCAATTTTTATGAATTAAAAATAATTTTCGGAAATATTTTTAATTATTTACAACAACATACCAACACATAGCACAACAATGTAAATACAATGTAATGCAATTTATGAGCTGTACGCGAGGCCGCCCATCCCCGACATGATACGGAGGACGTTGTAGTTAGTGGCGTAGACACGAACAGTGGATGAGACGTTGGTGCCGACGGCGTTGTTGGAGATGGTGAGCTGCAGGACCGCATTGTCAATACGGGAGAAGTTGCAGGTACCAGAGGGCTGGTGCTGCTCAGGCTGGAGGGCGAACGAGTAGACGTTCACACCAGTGGCAGGCACGTTGGTGTGGTGCTGGTAAGGCTGCACCTCGTTGAAGTAGCGGCCCTCACGGATGGAGAAACGATCGTGGCCGTTGAGCTGGAGGAGGGCGGCGACGACAGGGTTCTTACCAGCCATACCTTCAACGCGGGTCACGGAGTAACCAGATTCCAGGACGGCGCGGTCCCAGAAATCAGAGAAGTTGAAAGGCTGCTGCCCCTTCCATTCATTGATAATGGCATCAGAGCAGGAGACGAAAGAATCACGCTGGACAACCCACACGAGCTCCTTGCAAGGATGGTTGAAGTTGAGCTTGATCTTGTTGGAGCTGGAAGTGATGGATTCACCGCCAGTGAACTGGAGGGTCTCAATGAGGTACTCGTGGGCGACCTGGGCGAACTTACGACGTTCATCAGTGTCGAGGTAGATGTAGTCAATGTAGAGGGAGGCAGCGACGAGGCCAGTGGCGGCGACGCGGTCGCGGACTGGGTGGAGCCCAGAGACGGCGTAGTCCCAGCACATGTTGCGGAGCTCGTTGAACTCGAGGTTGATACGAACTTCGTGGTACTGGAGGGCAATCAGAGGGAGGGCGAGACCGGCGTTGCGGTTGAACCAGAACTGGAAGGGGATGTAGAGGGTGTACTCAGGGGAGCAGCTGAGGAACTCTTCAGAGGTGTTGGGGATACCAGCACCGCAGTCGGCGTCGCAGTCAGACCCACCGTAGACGAGGGTGTTGACGAGGGCAGGGACGTTACCGACCATCTTGGCGTAACCAGCCTGCTTACCGGCTTCCTGGGTGAGCTCGTTCCAGAGGTGGAGCCATTCACCGTAGTGCTTGTCAATGCGCTGACCACCGATTTCAATCTCCACGGAGGAGATGAGGTTGTGGCCAGGCCAGTTGAGCCAACGGAACTGGGTACCAGAGGCATCAGAGGCAACAGAGACTGAGGGGAGAGTGGCCTGGAGGTACATACGGTAGATGAGATCACCGTTACGCTGGATGGTGCAGGTCACCTTCTTGCCGAAGTTAGGGGCACCATTGAAAGGGTTTTCAATGGACTCCATGGCGAAGTTGGTGTGACGACGGTACACCTGCTTGAAAAAAGTAATCTGGGGGTTACCAGTGAGGTAGACATCCTGAGCACCGTATGCAACGAGCTGCATTAAACCACCAGAAGTCATTTTTCTTTTATACCTTACCCCCAGAAAAAATTCTGGAAAAACATACAAAAGTCGGGATTTCGAAACCCATTCCTATAGTGCGTTCCATTGATTTACACTATAGGGTATGTTTTAATTGTGATTCCATAAATACATGACGGGGATATTCAAGAATAAGTATATATTCACGCATTTAGAATAAGGATGGAAGGGCCTAAATGCACTTGGGTGCTAAGTAGTTAGAGTTCCTCTCACGAGTATGTCAGAAGCAAAGCCAAAACGTGTATTTGGTGTACCCGCTCCTGAACCGAAGAAAAAGACAAATGGCTCTGGCTCTAGCGCTGGAACTAATAGTAGCTCTAGTCTAAATTCCGCGGCTGCTGTAAAAGCAAAGAAGGCCGGCAATGAAGAAAAATCAACTCTAGACACAATTCATCAATTTCAAGTAAGAAAAATTCTCACTGAAAAGAATGATTTGAGCGAACTCCAAGAAGAATATGAAGCACTTGCCGAGGAAATTGAGGAATCCACAGATGAAATCGTACGTGGACAATTGGAGCTTCGGCTAGAAAAAATTCAGAAACTGATTGATGAGAAGACACGAGACGACAACATATATGATTATTTTCTTAAAACAGGGCCGCTCTTATTTGACTACTATGAAATGCAGAATGCAATTTCCAAGGGTGAGAAGAGTGCCTACAGTAAGAAAGTAAAGGCAAAACCAGGGGATGTACTCAGCGCATTACAAAAAGCATCCGCAAAAGACGCCTCTGAATATGTTGGTGGAGCAACAGTGGGTTTCCAAGAAGATGAATTGCGGTTAAACACGAAAGGGAATGTGGATGAATCAGCTCGTCTTGAGCCCATGGCCCAAGAACCAGAAACACTTTCAGATTGGAATGTGAAAGGGAAAGGAAAGGGGAAAAATGAGACACTCCTGGAAAAATATCTCCAGAAAATCAATCCGGCCTACGTGAAGAAGACGACCAATGCACTAGAGGACGAGCTCGGTACATGTTCAGAATGCGGCAAGGAAATGATTTTTGCCGTAAATGATTCCATGTTATATTGCTCGGCGTGTAACTATAGTGAATTTATCCTGATTGACAGCGACCGGCCATCTTATAAGGACCCGCCGTGCGAATCGTCATATTACGCCTATAAGCGTATTAATCATTTCAATGAGCTGTTAGCGCATTTCCAGGCAAAGGAAAATACGGCAATTGATGAGGGGACCTTTGACGTAATTAAGGCGGAACTAAAGAAGCAGCGGGTTGCGGATATGACAAAGCTGACCAATGAGCGGCTGCGTGAGATTTTGAAAAAGCTGAAACTGAATAAACTGTATGACCATACAAATTATATTTTGAGCCGACTGAATGGAACATCGGCCCAGATTATTGACCGTGATACGGAGGAGAAGCTGCGACACATGTTCCGTGAAATTCAGCCCTCGTTCCAGAAGCACATTCCCAAGGACCGCCGGAATTTCCTGGCCTATCCGTATGTTCTGTATAAGTTCTGTGAACTCCTGGAAATGGATTCATTCCTGAAAAACTTGCAGCTGCTGAAGAATCGTGACAAACTGTATGTCCAGGACAAGACATGGGAGAAGATATGTGCTGACATGGGGTGGCAGTTTATCCCCACTGTATAAGAGATTAGAAGCCGAGAACTATAGGAATAAGTTTATACGAATGATGCTTGTGAGAGGCTAAAAGCCGAACACTATAGGAATGTCTAATTATCCCATTCCTATAATGTTTACTTTGGATTGGTATACATAGGTATGTTGGCTACATCGGATTTTCAGAACCAAATCTATGTCTGGTCCTGGGACCTGACCCTATGTTCCAAAAACCCATGTACCCAACATACCCATGTAGAACATACCCAAAAAAATTGCACTATAGGGATTCTTGGATTTGACATAAAGAACCAATGTGATGTATATACAAGTCAAACATGGAATACTTGTATATGTTGCTCGGCGACGGATTTGAGTGGGAGGACATGCTTCTGTATACACA